ACATCAAAAGACTGCATTGTCTGAATGATTCTCATAAAGTCCAGGACACCATTCTTCTCGTTGGATTTCACAAGGTCGGACTGTGAGTAGTCACCACTAAAGATGATCTTACAGTTTTCACCTACCCTAGTAATTATACTATCAAGTTCGTGGAAATTCAAGTTGCTGAATTCATCCACGATGATGACACAGTTGTCCATAGTCACACCACGAATGAATGAGGTGGACCAGAAAGATACTGTCTCTTGAGAACGTAGATTGTCATACAACATTTCAAATGCTGCATCATCAGGCATCTCAAACATATACTTCACCATATTCTTGTATGGAATCTGGTACAAGTTTGACTTGTCTTCGTGGTCTCCAGGAAGGAAACCAATCTCACGTGTTGGGACAAGAGATCTCACCATATATACCTTCTCGTATGGAGAAGATGGTTCCATCACATCTTTCAGTGCCAGGTACAGACTGATAAAAGTTTTACCAGTACCAGCAGCACCGTGAAGAATTAAATTTTTGCCTTCAGCATAGGATGTGAACACTCTCTCCTGGTTTGGAGTGAGTGGTTCAATAGTCTTGAGATGATCAAGGTTGATCGGTTTCTTACGACGCATCTGTTTAGCAGACATACTAGACGATACTGGGGTCTTACGCTTTCTCGGTGGCATAATTTAGGTGAAACGACTCAAATTTGCGGCAGGGTGAGCAGATTGGATCTTCTGCATTACTTGCTTGAATCCATCTGCTTGCTTTGGTTTGCCGTAGACAGTGTTGATGTTCTGGTTCCCGAAATATCTTTCAAGTTCAGGATGCTCTTCTTTATATTTATCAAGAGCAGAGATCGCCATATAATTTGACGTGACCTCTCCTGTCTCTTTGTTAATCCATTCGTAGGTCGGCATTTTGTTCTTCAGTAAATTGGTCTTCTATCCAGACGGGAGTACCTTCCACTCGCATATTGAAAGACAATGTATATCTTTCTACGTTGGTAGGTTCTGTAAAGTGTACCACGTTTGATGGAAATAGTACAAGAACAGAATCGCGTGGTGCAATTTTGTATTGAGTGGAATTATATATGTTCTGAATAGCAATAGTTGGTTTCATCATCGAGTGTTTGTGTCTTTCAAACACGAGAGGACCACTGTTGCCAGACAAGAATACATTTCCAGAGTACATACTGTTGTCGTGGAAGTGAGGATAGGAACTTCCTCCGACATTATATTTATTGACCCAAGATGTGGTTACCTTCATACGATGATGCTCGGAACTAATCCCGAGCATACCGTGAGCGTATTCATTGATGTGTCTTTCCAACCACTTTGCCATCTCTGGGAAACTCTCAAGCACCTGTTGATCCATTGTCCTGTGTGCCAGATCAGAGTATGAATAACGAACATACTCTAGAGACTTTACCTGAGGTAAGATGTCAGGCATATCCCTATCGGGATCGGTAACGTATACAGGTGTAGAGAATAGTGGTAGTGCCTGAATCTCTGTCATAGTGTAAGCAATTTAGTTTGTACTCCGAACTTTCCTCTCACAAATATATTAAAGGAAAGACTAACGCGAGGTTCATCCAACTGATGTTCAGTCACATAGTGAACCATATCGGAGGGGAATAAACATATCATCCCAGTCTTGGGCGAAATTCTATAGACACTTGAGTTATACAAATTGTAATTTGCAATCGTAGGTTCAAGCATCTTATACCTGTTGGCATCGAACACAAGTTCTGCAGATCCTTCTGGTGCTGACAAGAACATCACCGCTGAGTACATACTATTGGTGTGGTCGTGTGATCCAGCACTCTGTCCTTTGTGTAGGACACTGATCCAGGAGTTTGGAATCTGTAGGTGGTGATCTGAACTAACACCCATCACACCATTCACGTACTCTCTTACGTGTCTGTATGCCCAATCAGATAGTTCTTGTGGAAGAACATCCAGTACATTAGTTTCTTGTGACAAGAATCCACCAGTCCCACTCTCGACACACTCAATCTCCTGAAGTTCTTTACCGACCTCAGGCATCTCACCATCCACTGAGACATACAGTGGAGATGAGAACAGAGGGATGACCTCGGTTGACATCAGTCGATCCTCAATGAAGGAGCAAGATCACTCCAGTCAAGACAATCTTCCTTTGCATTACAAGGACACTGCTCATCACACCAGTCCATTGCTGCTGCGGTGATAGGGAACTGACAGATGAAGTGTTGCTTACACAGTTCAGCAATCTCCATATGTTCCTTCTGTGTACCGTTAGCAGACCTAAGGGCAATGTAATGCACCCACGATCGCACAGATCCTGTCATATAGATTCTGGTGGGCGTGGCGAGGGGAAGCACAAAACGAGCACACTCCTTTGCGATTCCTTCTCGAAGGAGTTCATTGTACAGATCCATACCTTCAACAAAGTATTGATGGATGCGACCTTGAAGGAATGCTTTCCTGTCTGCTTCTACAGCATCGATACTGTTCTGCCTGTTCTTAGAGTCTTGGAGACGCAGGTCAGGAACTTCAATCTTTTGTGAGAGAAGATTCGTATCAGCATACCGCTGGGAAAACTCTTGATATGTGAAGCTACGGTGCCTCAAAATTTGAGCTGCCAGACCCCTGGTAGTGTTGATCTCCAGTGTCATAAACGCTTGCTCGAACACAGACCAGTGTCCGTGCTTGATACAATAGCGAAGCAGTTTCTCAACTGAGGGGTTGTTCTGGTTCTTTGGGTTGCTCACGCGAGCAACATACCCCATATGCTTTTCAGCGTCAGGTGTGACTGAGATGAGACAAACCTTAGAGCGATGCTCTTGAGGTTCACCGTACACGTTATTTGTCATTCTGTAGGAATCTCGCGATGATAATAATACAAAGTGCGTGTAGATAGTTGATGCCTTTTAGGGCAAACAAATATGGTACAACATAGTTCCAGCATAGCATAACAACTAGCGGACCCATTAGATAAATTCCGATGAACTTACCAACTGCTTCCGCAGTTACAAGATCTTCAGACTTTAATTCAACCTTTGGTTCTTCTTCCTGAACTTTTCGTCCAGGAAGATTATTGTAAATGGTCATTTCTTTTTGCTGCTTCCAGGGGGGTTCCATAATTTAGGGTTGACTCTTCCATCCGTCTGGACCCATCCAACAAAATTGTGTCTGTATCTGTCCCAATAGTGATCAAAGATGTCAACTTGCTTATTACAGATAATAAGATCATAACATCTCTTAGCAGTATCGTCTAGATACTCAACCAAGTATGAAGTGTAGGGCAGGGTTCGATCGCTTGCACGACTAGGATCACAATTCGTTTCTAGAATCTTGATCTTAGACTGCATAAAGTCATTTGCCATCCGCGCTTCGACCACCCCAGTTGATCGACGGAAATGCCTCAGTAACCACCGCTTTGGTGATGCGATACTTTTTGTGGAGTTGTTTGTCCTTGACTAGACAAAGCACCTTCGCTTCATCCTTGTACAGACCTTCCAGCATTTGAATAAACATATTCTCACGCTGCATACGTGGCACATTTTCTGCACCACCCTTGATGAAGTAATACAGTTTACGTCCTTCTACTTCAAGACGTGTGTGCTCAGTGCCAACGGGTGCATCGTTAGGTGTGTAAGGAACATCACCTTCAGGCAGGATGGTTTGTACACTGTCATCAAAGTTCCAGATGAACAGAGACCTGAGCACCTGTGAGTTGTTCTCCTGCAATAGACGGATCTTTTCTGCTTTCGTCTTGGCACTGTGTACCTTCTGCAGGACTTCAGAAATAAGCAATTTCATAGCCATAGTTAAAAGTCTCCTAGATTTTGGAGCAAATCATTGAGTTCGTTTTCGACAAGATACTTCCACACATATTTACGTGCGGGAGGATCAAAGTTCTCATAGGTATCTATAATAGATTCCTCAACCTCCGTAGGGATGAACTGGAAATCAATCAGTCGTTGATTCCTCAGGTAGTTTTGTTTGATAGTGTCATCAGGACAGAAGTCGTCAGGATCTTGTGTGATCCAATGCTCGATCTTCTTCTTTGCCAGTGGTCGCTGTCTGCGCCCCTCTAGCAGGCACTTGTCATCCGATAGGAAGTTTGGGATACCATCGCTCCGATCACCCTTGAGAACGTGCTCAGAGATGTATAGGAATGGGTCTACCCCATTGACATACTTCTTGAGTGCTGGGTTGTACTGCGTAACGAATTTGAATCGTTGCAGTTGAATGAAGTCTTTATCTCCAGAAAGAATCAGAACTTTCTGGGCGGGTTGCATATTGTTCTGGAGTCTGATGTTCTTGAGTCCCTGCTCTTTAACCAGGATTGCAATAATGTCATCTGCTTCAGCACCATCGACCTCAACAACCTTGTATGGTAATGAAATTCTGAATTCATCTTTTAGTTTGTTCAGTAGATCGAAGATGTTGTTCCAGTTATGCTTAGACTTCTCTCGGTCACGCTTACGTGTGCCCTTGTAATGAGGGAAGACTTCTCGTCGCCAATAGTTTTTCGAGTCATAACAAAGGACCAGTTCGCCATATTCTTTACGGAACTCTTTGCGATACTTTCGTAAAGCATTGAGTACCATATGGCGGACCAGTCCTTCTTGCAATTCATCAGATTGAGAAAGCGAAACCATAAGGTTTGCAATCATCACCTGATTCATATCCACAAGGATCATAATCAGTCGTCGTCTTCGTCATCGAGTGTAGCATCATCATCAGTGAAACGCAAGTAGATCAACTCTTCTTGGTTCACTGTTCCATCTTCGTTCAACATCTCTGGGTGAGTTATGGACTTCGCGTAATGAGCGTTGTCGATATAAGCATCAACATATTCTTTAGCGATCCAGGAAATGACCCCACCTAAAATAAATGCACCGAAGATGGCAAATGTGTAAACCGCTTGTAGCATTTGGTCTCTCCTGTAAGGTGAATGGTTTGCAAAAAAGAAAGACCTCCTACGATACTTAATATTATTTAGTGAATTAGACCCATCCTTTAGAACGGAATTCACTAATGGTCTCGTTGCAACCACCAGTTTTCTTACCATCAACAATGAGTTGAGGGAAGGTGGCAGAGCGTCCAAACTCAGACCAGAACTGATCGCGAGTGTAGTTCTCATCGAGAACAAGTTCAGCGTAGGTCCATCCCTTAGCATCATACACCTTTTTGATCTTGGTGCAGAAGGGACAGTTGCGTCTGGTGTAAATGACAGTGGTGTTTGGTTTCATAACAGGAGAAGCATTAAAAAAGGGCAGGATTATCCTGCCCAGTATATAGTATCGCTATTTGACTGATCAGAAGGACCAGGTTGCGCCCACCTTGGTGCCGTAACCGTTGTCCGCATCATCAACGCCGCCAGCGAAGGAGAGTTCGCCATACAGGGAGAGGGACTCGGTTGCAGCAACACTTGCATATGCCTTACCAGACAGAACAGTGTCGCTCTCGCCACCATCAGTAACGACAAAGCTAGGACCTGCTTGGATGCCATAGGAGACAGCGCCAGCTTCACCAGCGTATCCAATATGAGCGTCCGTCGTCGTACCAGTGTAGTCGGAACCAGTGAACGAGGAGTTCGCTTCCACGTTCACGTAGGGACCTGCCAGGGCAGCGCCTGCCATCAGGGGGGTAGCAGCGAGTGCTGTCAGTGCAGATTTAATCATTAGTTGTTTTCCTTTTGTAGATTTGCTTGCGGAGTGGTTACCCGCAGATGGAGGATCGGGTTTTCCCGATCGCTTGAGTAATATACAGCATACTTTTAGGATTCGTCAACCCCTAGGATTGCTGTAATAATTCGTTACGAACGTTACGAATTTTTATTTATACAAAAAAACACCATCGATAGATGGTGCTTATTGATACAATCAGGAGGACTTATGCAACCCGTTCCTTAGTTTTTTCCTTGGATACAAGTTGCTCTTTAAGATTGAAGTACAAAACGTGGTATTCAGTAACCAGGTAGTAACCTGTCACGTTTGTTCCATCATCTGTCCATCCGTAAGAAATAAGTTTCTCGTTAATGTCATCGTGATCAATCGTCCTGTCAGTGTGCAGGTAATGATTGTATTTCATATGGAGATTGATCATTCTTGGACAACCTCAACATACCGACGGCGACAATACTCAATACACTCATCACGATACATCATTAGTTCGTGATAGCATTTCTGTTCGTGTGCGTCTGCCCTTAGTTCAGGGTTCGGTTCGATTAGACTCTCTATCAAGAGACTCATCCCCCTGAGTTTCTGGTCCTTTGTCGCCATCGGCAGCCTCCTGTGTTTGCTTGCTAACATTATATATTGATTGATCAATGCGAGCAACCTCTCCAAGGGGTGATTTGAAGAATTTACGGATTTTCTTTAGTTTCTTAGCGGCATACTTTTGGTCGCCATCGGACTCCTCCAAAGCATTCTTCACTGCTTTGAGTTCCATAGTCGATTTCATCAATCGCCTGTCCCAGTAATCCATTTAGTCTACGTCGGTAATTTGTGTTTCAATGTAAACCTTCTGTGAAGGTTTGAATGATGTCTGGTTACTATACCACACATTACTATTCTTGTCGTGTGAAGATTGGTAAATTGCCCAGCGTGCATTACGCTTGAATCTACCAGTCGTTCTGTCTGTAACAAGAACATCTTTAGGGAGATTATCCTGTACAGGATAGTATGGTGCCTCTGTTTCTTGTCCTGTAGTTGTCTGCAATCGACCAGGTGGGAACTCAATCATAAGAGTTTCATTCTCACCGTATCTCTTACCGTAACTATCTACCTGAGAAATACTCCAGTTACCAAACCATCCATACTTAGGATACTCATAGGTGTCACCATCAGCATAGTGATCGATCCGTTGAACACGAATCTTAGCTCTGAATTTGAATCCACGAACGTCTCTATAGTCCTGATAGAAAGCAACCTCTCTACCTGCTGCTGATTCCTTCAACCAATATTCATCGAATGATGTTGCAACACCACCATCATATAAGAACATACTCT